CAGCCTCTACCTTAAGCTTGTCGCGGTTCACGTCGGCGGTCTGGGCGATGTTCCACGCTCGGAAGTATATCCAACCGATGTACTTGGACACCTTCTCGCCAGTGTCGGGGTCGATGACTTCACGGATGTTCGGACGGACAAGCACGACAGAGTTGGCGTACTGCTCAGGGATGATGGTACCACCAGCCGAACGTGCTCCACTCTGGGTCAGGAACAGGTTTTCGTCGTACCCACCGATGGCGTTGTGAAGCGCACACCGAAGCGTGTTGAAACCGTGGTACTTGGCACCAGAGCCAGCGTTCTGCGGGTCAGTGGACACCCAGTCCTTGACCCACTTGATGATGCGACCAGACGACTCCAACTCGTCCAGAGCCTTCACGAGTGAGTCAACCGCTACGTCAGCGGGCTTTACCTTTGAGTTCGTCATGTCACTATCCGTTCTTGTGTCGAATCACATAGTCGGAGTGGCTGTACGTCGATACACCTTGCAGAGCATCGAACAGCGAGTTGAGGTTCAACCTATCAGTGACACCAGACGCGGTGCCACCGATGAGAGAGCGCAGAGTGTTGACTTCATCCTGAGTCATCAGGACTTCGATTCGTTCGACAGCGGGTACGGCAGGTACGATGATGACCTTCTTGGCACTAGCCATTGAAGCAGCCTCCATTGTCGCAGGGAGTCGGGCAACCGCCACAAGATGTGGATTCCATCAGCTTACCAGCTTTCCATGTAGGGACGACAGAACCGATAGTGAGTACTGTACAGGAACCGATACCGTGCTGTCCAGTGCTTGTAGCAGAGCCTAGACGTTACGACCATACGACACCGTAACAACCCAGATTCGATTGCCCTCGTCATCGAACGCCTTGATGGTAGCAGGGTAGTACACGCTGGCAAAGACACAGCCACAGCAATCGTGCTCGTGACCGCAGGACTGGTTGTAGCGCATGTCAAGCCAGTCCTCTATCTTCTGCTGCGGTTGCGGCTCAACTTGGACGACGACGGTACGGCGACCACTATCGTAGTCCGACCAGTCGATGTCACCTTCTGCCAGAACCTTGATTCCGTTGGCTTTGGCGTTGTACGAGCACAGCCCACAATCGACTGTACCTTGGCAGTCGCGGCACTCTTCAGGAATGTTCATGCTACGCCACCTTCGCATACTTGGAGCAACCGACGTTGCCCTTCTCGTTGAAGTCAGCCTTGTAGCACAGGTCGCCAGCGTAGTTGAGCACAAACGCGGGGATACCGTAGTCCTTGACCATGTTCCGAGCGACGGACTGAGCGTGACGCAGGGAATAGCAAGCGATGGGAGCCATCTGTCCACAGCAAGCGCTGTACAGATTCTTGGTGCGGTTCTCCCACGTCACAACCTTCTTGGGGATAGTCATTAGAGCATCGCCACCTTTCCGACAACCTTGCCAAATAGCTTGGCACGACGAACCTTGCGCGGCTTACGCAGGGTAGCAGTCTCGCAGTAGTGGAAGAAACCGTCGTCACCAAGGATACGTGCCACCTTGGGATTGTTCTTCTGATAGCCGAAGAACGTACCGTTTGAGCGCTTGCCGTCGTGCTTGGCGAAGTTGCATCTACCCATAAGGGTAGCGTGCCAGTGTACCATGATTCCTCCATCGCTGTAGGGTTAACCGCTTGCAATCCTCCGTTCAATCCTAATCGTGGATTCCATCAGGAAGACTGCAAGCGATTAACCCGAGAGTCGGCGTAGGCTTAGCGTGCATGGTTTCCGTTTGTACTCCCACTACCCATACCAACCGACTCTCAGGTTAGCCACTCCGACTGAGCAAACCCTAGGACGGTATCCTAGTATTGTACCCTAGACCCTACTCAGTGGGCGGCATTCCCTTTAGGTGGGAGCCGCATTCGCCTTACACTGTACGCCTCAGTGCATAGCCCGACATACTCGGATTCATTGCGTCCCCAGCGTTTCGGTTCGCTAGGGTTCTTGAGCCTACGAGTGCTCATCGCTTGGACATATCTCAGGCTTTGAGGTGCCATCTTATGTCCGCTCATATTCTACCTCTTCCGAGGAAGATTAGCTTTGCCGCAGTCCGAGCATTCAACCGTCAACCGACTCTTAGCCTCGTTAGGCTACAGGTGTATCCAAGGTGTCCGACTAGGACTCTACCTCTTCAACTCCCGCACCGCACTGTCAGACTTGGAGCAAGACAGTATCCAGTCTTAGCTCTCAGACGTTACGCATTCGCTATTCTCATGTTAAGGTGCTGGGTGGTTCTCGGTGCCGCTTCACCTTAGCAGGTCTGTCTCTCGGTGTCAACTCCCGATTCCAACCGTCTTTCGCTGGGTACTGACTGGGTGCTTTCACACTCCACGACTTTCGCCAGCGGTGGCTAGAGGTGGGACTCGACACGCTATTCCAGACCTTTGAAGGTTCAGCCCCTCGGCGGTGGTGCTGGGTGGCGCTTGCCGATGACATCAATCTACTCCCCATATGTGGAGGAATTGTGAAGAGGATGTGTGGGAATTGTGGAGAAGATGTGGAGATAGATGTGGAGAAACGGTTACACGTTTGTTAAATCCCCAACACGCGCGATAGGGTATCACAACACGTCTTGAGAGTCAATAGCCGAGCGTTGCGATGTTGCGCGTATTCTAAGTTGGTACGCGACGTGTGCGCCCACGCGAATGCAAACGCTGTGCCAAGTGTGCTTAGCACATACTAACTGCCGACTTGGCACGGTATTTGTAGCCCCTGAGAGCGATTCTAAGCCCCTAGAATTGTCCCTTAAGAAGCCTAAACCCGCAGGTCAAAGCATGTATGGCACGAATAAGGTAGTCCAGTCCCATATCAGCGTATGCGTGGCTTAGGAGGGCTTACACGCAGTCTCAGGGCATACGAACATATGTTCGATTATGCACGTTGGCACGGTTCTTGTAGACGTATCCCAGTGTAGGCGCGTCCATTGAACCTTACACTGTAAGTCTGCATCCATCGCACGTATGAGGGTACGCATGTAGTACGCATGTACACATCCTGTTAGTATGTGCTAACTAACACACCCCCTTAGTATATGCTAAGGAATGGGGAGGGGAGAGGGGCGTTAAGGAATGTTAACGATTCATTCATCCAACCCACCCCTACACCCCCAGTGGGGTACCCCACCCGTGAGTAGTAGAAACGTACTTTTGTCCTCCTGCAACGGTATTGACATCAGGTGTCAATCATGTGTCAGTTACTATCAATCCTGAGATAATTGATAGGTAGCTATCAGTGTTGATAGTTAGTATACCCCCTTATAGCTTCTTGTAGTAGGTATCTATCTGTGTAAGGTGTCTAGTACTCTTAGATACCTATATCTATATGTACTTAGGGAAGTCTTGACACGCCGTGATACAATGAAGATAGAAGGAACGGAAGCGACTTGATTGAGCGCACGTTCCGCAACGCGGGTTACTCTTCTGGTGACGAGACTTGGCTCATACCCAATCGTAGGAAGGTTCGATTCCTTCACCCGCGACCACGCCTCGTTCGAACAGTGGTCTAGTTCGCAAGCCCCTCAAGCTTGCTACGTGGGTTCGAATCCCACACGAGGCTCCATAGCATACACGGAGGGCAAGTGCCTGTAACGGCGTTCAGCCCTCACACTCGGGTGAGTGGTGGAACTGGTATACACAGCAGCCTTAGAAGCTGCCGCTTAATCGCATGAGGGTTCGACTCCCTCCTTGCCCACCATATCTGGATGTAGCGCAGTTGGTAGCGTAGCCGCCTTGGACGCGGAAGGTCGCAGGTTCGAGTCCTGCCATCCAGACCACATATCTCGGGGGTGTAGCACAAATGGTCAGTGCGTCGGATTGTCTATCCGAAGGTTGCGGGTTCGAGTCCCGTCATCCTCTCCATGCGTCTTTGGTGTCAATGGTAGCATGTCAGCCTTCCAAGCTGCGGGTGAGAGTTCGAATCTCTCAAGACGCTCCACATTCTCTCGGTTCGTGCAGTACGCCATAGACTGCACATCTGGGTGCCCATGTACCAAGGGGGCGAGTTAGCCTTGCAAGCTGACTGTGTAGGGTTCGATTCCCTAGGCATCCACCAAACGCTTACCATAGGGGGTGAGCCAAGCGGCAAGGCAATCGGCTCTGACCCGATGATGCGGGGTTCGACTCCCTGACTCCCTGCCATGCCGAATGTGCTGGGCACAGACTCGCCTCCAAAGCCTGTCGTGCTGGGTTCGATTCCTAGATTCGGTGCCATTCGAACGTAGCTGAGGTAGATTAGCGGCGGTGTGAAGAACCGCAGACGTAGGTGCGATGCCTACCGTTCGAGCCATGCAGACGTAACTCAAGTGGTAGAGTCTCGCCTCTTAAGCGAGAAGATGTAGCTTCAAGTGCTACCGTCTGCACCATATTCCCACGTAGCTTAAAAGTAGAGCATCTGCCTGTTAAGCAGAAGGGTGCGGGTGCAAGACCTGCTGTGGGAGCCAATCGACATCGTGACGTTAGTGTATGGCAAGCACGGACTGACTGTGAATCAGTAGAGAGGGGTTCGAATCCCCGCGTCACTCCAAGAATAGGAGAGCCACCAATGCGTCGGCTTATGTTCAGTGTAACACGTTCGGACTTGGAGGTGCAGACCTTCAGGTGCGGCGGTGCTGGTGGACAGCATCGTGACAAGACAAGTAACGGAGTGAGGATAACTCACCCGCCGTCTGGTGCTGTGGGAAAGTGTACAGAGCATCGGAGCCAAGCCAAGAACAAAGAAGTAGCGCTCAAGCGTCTAGCGGATAGCTTCGCCTTCCGTGGATGGGTGAGCAGGATGCTGGACTAATGAGAGGACTACAATGAAGGACGGCAATGAACTCCGTGAGTGCGTTGTGTGTCATCTTGACTCACTCGTGGAGTCGATGGTTGATGGAGTCTGCGAAGAGTGCCTAGAGCGCTTCGAGACTGAAGACAAGTATTGCACCGAGTTCCAGAAGGCACACGGTTACGACTACGACGGGAGTTACGATGGCTAACACTACTAAGGCAGTCGGTGCCAAGGCTAAGTCCGTGGAAGCTGCGCCAGTTGAGGAAGCAGTTGATACGGCGGCGACTACAGAGGACGAGGCTGCTCCCGTAGGACGCACCTTTCCTTGCTACGCTCGTCGTAACGTGACGTGGCACAACATCAAGAGCACACAGTACTTCACCGTCCTAGCCGCAGACCCGAGTGGCAAGATGATTTGCTACTCCGAGGGTACGAACATCTGTTCGATTTCCGCTGATGAGTTGGAGTTCGCATGATTAAGCACGTCAAGGCTGGCTACCGAGTAGTCGGCAAGGGTGGTCGCAACATGGGTACGTTCAAGACACACGCCGCCGCCCAGCATCGGCTCGACACTATTGAGAGGTTGAAGGGTGAGCACGAATGAACATGTTCCTTGCAGTTTTATTCAGCTTGGTGGCGATAGGATTCCTCGCCATTCTTGCCTCAGTTGCTATCTCCCTGAGAGCCATTGCGTCAGATGCAGCCGTCCGTAACCGAGCCACCATTGAGGTAGCAAGGGAAATGGGTGTAGAATACGCTCAGGAACCCGTAGAAGCTGGTTTGTACCATCCGACGTTCGAGGATACGCAAGCGTCGTTTGCGAAGCGTCAGGGTAATCTACACAAGGAGAACTTCGACCCTATGGAAGACTGGGGCAAGGAGAGCATCTTCGACGTGCCGACACCTGCTGGGCTGTACCACGATGGGGAGTAAGGCGAAGGGCAACACGATGGACGACATCAAGGAGTTGTACGCACAGATGCTGCGGCTCCCTGACGGTGATTCGCGTGAGAGCAGTGGACTTCCTCGAAGCCGCACTGCGTTCGCCAAGAAGTACGACCTGAACCGCTCAACGCTATGGCGCTGGGAACAGGACGACGACTTCAAGAAGGACTTGGTGTCTCCTATCATGGAGATTATCCGTCCTGACTCTATCATCGCAATCATCAAGGCGCAGGAGGTTCGTGCCCTTGACGGCAACACAACCGCTGCTAAGTTCATCATGGACATCACAGGCACCAGTGGCAAGTTCAAGGCTGCTGTCCCTGTCGATGACGAAGAGGACGACTTCTTCGACGGGATGAGTAAGGAGCAGATTGAAGCATACCTAGCATCGCATGATGACTAGGAAGAGAGCGAGGGCATGTGCAGACGTACACACGTATTGAGCAAGCTGAACACAAGCTTGAGATAATGAAGTGTCAGGAGTCGTTCGCCTACTTCGTTCACAACTACAGCATGATGTGGACAAAGGAAGGAGGCGACCCTATTCCGTTCCACCTGTGGGACTTCCAGCGTGACGCTTGTGGCAAGTTTCAGAACAAGCGGAAGCTGATTGTCCTCAAGGCTCGTCAGATGGGAATGTCGTGGCTTGCGATGGCTTACGTCGTCTGGGTCATTCTGTTCACCAAGAACTTCCATGTCTACATCACGTCGATTGGACTGAAGGAAGTCAACGAGCAGATGGAACGTATTCGCTTCATCTACTACAACCTCCCCGACTGGCTACAGGGCGATGTCATCCTAGGCGGTAAGGGGTGCAAGGACAACGACTCGCTGATGGAGTTCACCAACGGTTCGGCAGTCCATGCAATCTCGTCCTCCAAGTCTGGTGGACATGGTGCAGCCCCAGGACTTTACATCCTAGATGAGTTCTCCCGCAAGGATAACGACATCATGGCATGGAGGGCTATCAAGCCGTCACTCGGAAAGAACTCCCGCGTAATCATCATCAGCACGTCTAACGGATTCAACAACGTCTACGCTGAGTTGTGGTTCGGTGCGGTGAAGGGTGAGAACGACTTCGAGCCTGTGTTCTACAGCGCTAAGGAGCACCCCGACTACACGGATGAGTACATCGCTGACATGAAGGCTGACTTCGCTGGCGACCTTGTAGGGTTCAAGGAAGCATTCCCGTACACTCCTGAAGAGGCATTCATGTCTTCGTCCCGAGCAGTGTTCGATGAGGGCTTCGTTCGCTACTGGAAGAACTACATCAAGGAGCAGCAGCCTGAGATGCTCGTCGGTACGCTTGACGACCAGCTTGAAGGTGGACGAGACTTCGTTCCGATGGACACTGGCAACCTCCTAGTGTGGAAGAAGCCCGAGGCTGGGCATGAGTACACGATGGGGGTGGACGTAGCAGAGGGTCTGCTGGACGGAGACTTCTCAGTTGCGCTCGTGTACGACGTTACAACGCACGAAGTTGTGTCGATGCTTCGCGGAAAGTTCGCACAGGAAGCATTCGCCTACCCAATCGAGCAGTTGGCACGTTGGTACAACGAAGCATACGTCGTCGTTGAGGTCAACAAGGGTGCAGACCTCATCATGGGCGACCTGAAGACGCAGTATCAGCACCTGTATCACCGTCTACAGAGAGCAAACCTGTGGGATATTGCGACAAGGGTGCCGGGATTCTACTCTTCCAGCACGTCAAAGCCGCGAATCATCATGCAACTGCGTCGTCACTTCGCAGATGCATCGAATCCCATCAAGATTTACAGCGAAGTGCTGCTGAAGGAGATTGGCGACTACGAACAGGACGACAAAAAGCGTCTTGGAGCGCCACGAGGCAAGCACGACGACTGCGTAATGGCTCTAGCGCTGGCAATTGAGGGTACTACGACCCTTCCATACCGCGAGAACGATGCAGCGAGTGCTTTCAGCGCTCACGAGGAACGCTCATGGCGTTCGATGTAGGAAGGGTGGTGTAAATGCCGACAACCAGCAAGACTTTCGCTGACGTTCCTGTAGCGACTCTGCTCCGTAGGTTCAAGGAGGCTGAGACTAGCCGCAAGAACAAGTACGAAGAGAACTGGACGAAGGCTAAGCAGTACTACGACGGCAAGTTCTGGCAGGGTGTCACAAAGGCAGCTTGGTACATGTCAGAACCTGGGTATAACAAGCCGTTTGAGTTCGTTGAAATCATGCGTTCGTACCTATCGGACAGCATGTGGGGCATTGACGTGTATCCTAGCGTCCTTCCTGAACTTGTGGCAGAGGCTAAGTTCGGAACAGCCGCTGATGGGCAGTCAAACGCTCTCAGTGACCAGCTAATCGAGGATATGACCGAGCGAATCAACAAGTTGCTCGACTTCACATTCATCGACCAGCGTATGCAGAACAAGCTGGCTCAGGTTCTCCTGTACGTGTTCCTGTACGGCACTGGGTTCATCAAGTGCTCGTGGAACCCGAACAGTATCGACAATACGGGCATCGGACAGATTGAAACGGTGGTTCTGTCGCCGCGATACATCTTCCCTGACCCAGATGCAACCGATATGCACGATGCGTCGTACATCATCGAGCATCACCCTGTGACCTTCCGCTGGATTATCGAGCGGTACCCCGAAATGGCTGAAGAGGTCAAGAAGAAGGGTATCACCTCAACCAGCATCCACTACGAAGGCAAGGGTTCGCGTGAAGCTGGCGCTCCTGACCCTCAGGAAGCACAGCGAGTGGATGTCTACGAGTGCTACTACAACGACGCTACTATCATCGAGGATGAGGCAACTCTCAGCGTGAAGTCTGCGTATCCGAATGGTAGAATGACTCTGATGACTTCTACGGGCGTTGTTCTTGACGACAAGCCCAACCCGTACACGATGTTTCCTTACGTTCGCTTCATCGAGATTCCGCGTCCCGCTGAGTTCTTCGGTGACTGCACTCTATGGCGTTCGTTCCCCATCGTGGACACGATTCACCAGCTTCTGCGCTCCATCATCGACAACGGCATGTGGATGGTCAACGGAATCTGGGTTGTTGACAGCACGTCTGGTGTGACCCCGAAGAAGATGTCGGGATACGCTCCGCGAGATACGGTTGTCAAGAACACTGGTACTGAGGTGCGTCGAGAGGTTGGACAGGGACTCCCTTCCAGCATCTTTGAGACACTGAATGACCAGATTGACGCATTTGACCGTGTTGTTGGACTCCCTGATGTACTTCGTGGCATCGTCCCGTCGCGTCAGCCTGTCGGCACCGTCCAGATGCAGAAGGAAGCTGGTGACATCCGAACTCGTGAGCGTCAGCGTCGTGTTGAAGAGTCGCTACAGGACTTGGCTAAGCTGTGGCTCTCTATCATGGTGGAGTTCATGCCTGACAAGCGCACCTTCCACAACAAGAAGATGCTAGGCGGCTTCGACATGTTCCAGCTTACGAAGAAGGACTTGGAAGAGTGGCAGTGGAACGTACAGGTCGTTCAGGGTTCGACTTCCCCGAGTGACGCTGGCGACCAGCTAGATAAGGCTCTGAGGCTCGTTACTGAGGGTGGAGTAGTCTTTCCTCCCGAGTATCTTGCAACTCTTGCCCGACTTCCTGGCGCTCACGCTGCTCTGCTGGCAGGACAGGCTCAGGCGGCAGCAATGCCGACTGATGGTGTGCAGCCAGCAGGTGACCCGCTAGCTGAAATGACTGGTGGTGACCCGAACGCTCCGCTTGATGGAACTACGCCGAACGCAGAGGCTGATATGGCTCAGGCTGCTCAGCAGATTGCGAGTGCGGCTCCTGACGGGGATGGTGCGGATTCAGAAGCTGTAGGAACGGACGTGGGGGTGTAACAGCCCCTGCGTCACCGTTTCCTTAACGAAGCTTGACAGGCATGGTATAATGAAGTATAGGGGAAATCTTCCCTGTAAAACCAAACCAGACGAACGGCTGAAGTAGTCTCTTCGGAGGAACGGCTCAGTAGTGTCAAGGAGAGGACGACGCATGGCAGAGTTTGATGAGGGCATTAGTGCTGAAGAGGCTGGAATTGACGAGGGTGCTTTCGGTGACGAGGGTACTGGCGTTGATGAAGGCGTAGGTGTCGCTGACGAGGGCGATGCTGGTGTTGGAACTGAGGACAATCCTTGGGCGTGGGTCGATGAGCGTGGCGTAACCCCTGACGTGGTTCGTGACAGCTTTGAGAACTTCACCAAGAAGACTCAGGCACTTTCGGAGAAGGAAGCTTCACTGAAGCCGTATGAGGAACTGATGGGTGAGTTGCAGTCCGATGCAGGACTACAGAACCTCATTCGTGAGTACTTCGCTTCTGGTGCTACTCCTGAGAAGGAAGTTGCGAATCTGGCACAGGAACTTCGCACGATGCAGACGCAGTTGGCTGTGGACTCCGAGTTCAAGGAACTGCGTGATTACGTCGCCAAGAATGACCTTCCTGCCTTCAAGGAGGATGACGTTCTGAAGTATGCTGTTGATGAGGGGATGCCCACAATGGCGGCTGCTTACAAGGCGATGTCGTTTGAAGACGCTCGTGCGTCTGCTCGACAGGCACTGGAAAACGACATTAAGAAGGGAAAGAGCGCTGCGGTTCCGAAGTCGGGACGTGGCGACGGTGCGGCTACTGGTCGTCCGAGTGCTGCTGACATTGCCAACATGAGCGAGGAAGACTTCGTGAGTGGCTATGACAGTATCATCAAGGGCATCGTAGGCTAAACCACTCCCCCTTCACATTAGAGAAGGGACTACCAAGTATGGCTACTTACAAGGACACCGCCTCTGGTTTTGCTGTTAAGAAGTTCGTTCCTGAGATTTGGACTGGACGGCTGATTGCGAACCTTCAGGCTAAGACGATTATGCCAGCCCTTTGCACCCGCGAGTTCGAGGGTGACATTAAGGGTGCTGGCGATACCGTGTACGTGAACGGTGTCGGACGTGTTGCGACTCACGACTACCTAGTGAACGCAACTGAGATTGACTACCAGAACGCCACGGACGGTAAGGTTGGCATCAACGTTGAGAAGTCGAAGTACTGGGCGTTCCGCGTCGAGGACATCGAGCAGACTCAGAGCAAGCCAGCCTACGTCAACGAGTACACCAAGGAAGCCGCGTTTGCGCTCTCCAAGGACGTTGACCGCTACATCTACCAGAAGATGCTTGCGACTTCGGTTGCAACCGTCGATGACCTCGGACGTAAGGGCGGTGGCGACCTAGGGCTTATGGTGGGTGGCGCTAGCTTCTACGAGTCGATGGTTGACCTTTCCATCACCATGAACGACGCACTGGCACCTGATGAGGGTCGCTTCGCAGTCGTTCCGTCCTTTGCCGAGGGCTTCATTCGTAAGGATGACCGCTTCATCGCCAACGGACAGGATGCTGGAAACTCCACCAAGACTGGCAAGGGTAGCATCGGTAGCCTAGCTGGTATCGAGATTATCACCATGCCGCGTGGTTACTTCGGCGCTGAGGTTGGTGCTGGTGACGAGGTTGCGCTGTCCCTAGCTGCTAACCGTCAGGCTGCGGCTGCGTTCGCTCAGGTTGGTGCAATGGAGGCTGCTGGTACGGCTCCTGTTGACGACTTCCGCTGTGTTGCTGGTGTGCGAGGCGCGATGGCTTACGTCGAGCAGCTTGCCAAGACTGAGAAGCTACGTCTTGAGGGTTCGTTCGCAGATGCAGTGCGAGGTCTGCTACTGTTCGGTGGTGGCAGCATCAAGCCTGACCTTATCTGGCAGTTCAGCCTTGACGACCCGAAGAACGCTACGGTAGAGTCGTAAGACTAGTTGAGACAATTGAAGAGGGGTGGGTGCGCTTAGGCGTACTCACCCTTTTTCTCGTTTAGGAGGAAACACATGGCTTTCATCACCAAGTACAAGGGTCAGCACAATGCTGGTGCAATGAGCAAGGCGGCTGTCAAGTACATCGTCCTGCATCGCACTGAGGGGCATATCGCTGGTGACCTTCGAGTTCTACAGAGCGGTGGTGGTCGCTCCGTTTCCATTCACTTCCTGATTGGACGTGACGGCAAGATTTACAAGATGCTTCCGATGAGCGTTGGTGCGAACCACGCTGGATACGGTCATCACGGTCTTGCTGCGAAGTATGGAAATGCCAATCATCACGCATACGGTATCGAACTGAGCGGAATGGGTAACGAGACTTACCCGACTGCACAGCTTAAGGCTCTTGACACAGTTGTAGCCTATATCGACAAGTATCTTGGTAGAAAGGTACCGATTACGACTCACGCTGCGATTGACCCTGACCGCAAGAGTGACCCACGCCACTTCACTTGGCTGGATGAGTACAACAAGTATCGCCACTATCGCAAGCCAGTGGTTGCAAAGCCCGTTGCTAAGCCAGTGGTCGCAGTGAAGGCTAAGCCCAAGGTGGTCACCTACACGACTACCACAGCGCTGAATCTTCGTAAGGCTCCCATCAGTGGTAAGGTCATCGAGGTTATGCCCAAGGGTGCAAAGGTAAAGCGTGTCGGTTCTAGCATTCTCGGCTGGGTTAAGGTCAGCCACGGTGCTCACGTCGGATACGCACGGAACAAGTATCTGAAGTAGGGAGGCAAGATGGTTCAGTCGATTAACAAGACAATCTCTCAGGTCAACGGTCTACGCCCTGAGTTGGATGAGATTCGAGCACTTGCCGAGGCTGGTGGCGGTGGAGGAACTGGTGCGTCAACGATTGCTCAGGTGGAGGGACTACAGGCTGCACTTGATGCCACCCTCCATCCTGACCCAATCACAGGTGCTATAGAGACTACGGGTGACTTCGTAGGTAACTCTGAAGGAGCGTCTGTTCGTATGGGCGGTCTGGTCAACCAAGAGTCAACCTACGCTGGTCTGTGGTTCTCTCAGGCTAACCCAGACACCACCAACTATGCGTTCCTAGCGAACGACGGTCAGGTGTACATCAACACGCCAGCAGGAGACATCGGATACATGCGAGTCGGTAACGTGGACTTGGTGCGATTCGGTGACTTCTCAGCCCTATACCCAGGATTGCTAGACCCGCTGTGCTTCGACATCGTACAGAGAGCCTACATCACTAGCGTATCTGACAACTGGGCTGGTCTGGTTGTGGAGAACGACGGTCTTGGCGCTATGCTAGACCTACGTAACGCTTCGCAGTCCACAATCTGTCAGTGGCTTCAGGACGGAACGTATGAAGGCGTGAACGTGACCTTCGAGCAGACCGTTGGAGACAAGGTGTCGCTGTACGGAAACATGCTCGGGGATGCTGGTGGATACTGCTACGGACTTGAGGCTAACTTCGGTTATCACAAGGGCAGCAGTGGACATCGCTGGTACATCGGTCACAACGCTGATGACGGCGCTACGGCATCTATGGAGTTGAACAACACAGGACTTCAGCTTAAGTGGGGAGTACTGAACGTCAAGAACGAGAAGACACCTGCATCGGCATCTGCTGCTGGTACGCAGGGAGACATCGTGTGGGACTCAAACTACATGTACGTCTGTGTAGCAACAAATACGTGGAAGCGCACAGCGCTATCGACGTGGTAGGAGGTGGTATGAGTGGCTAGTTTCGACGTAGGCGTTACGGGTCTGGTGGGCACCGTTGGTCTGTCTATCAACCTTGAGGACGGCACTGAGTTCACCCCACGGTTCACGTCAGGCATCACGGAGATTGGCTATGGCAGCTACTTCTTCCCGACTGATACATCCAGAACCCTCATCTACGAGTGGGATACTGGACTAGGAACCCCGACATCGACTGAGACTATCTATGCGGTAGGCTCCGTCCCTGCTGGTGATGTTGGAGGCGGTACGGCAGATGGTCGTATGCCAACCTCTCTAACCCTGTCCGACGCACGACAGCTTGTGCTGGACACGATTAACGAGAATGCGGGTGCGGTCTTCTCATACAACAAGATTGACAACCTGCTGAATCAGGGAATCAGGACTGTGCTTCGTGGAGCATCCGACTTCGTGTCCAAGATGCGTATTACCACGATTGACGGTCAGAAGTCGTACCGACTGGATGGCGCAGACATCAAGCGTGGAAACGCGAGTGTGCTTGGCGCTACCTTCAATGGTAGGGACTTGACTCCTGCGGCTCATCTTCCGCTGACTACAGCAGAGTCTACCCCAACCAAGTTCTCGGTTGAGAACGATGTCGTGTATCTGTATGGAACCCCGAACCTAGTCGGTTCGCTTGAGGTATCCTACATGCGAGAGTTTGAGGACATGAGGAACGGCGATGACCCAATCACTGTTCCACGGACGTATCTGGATGTAGCGGTTCTGTACGCGGCATACATGCTCAAGCTGATGGACGAAGAGTACACCAGCGCTGGTATGTTCCGCTCTCAGTATCAGGACTCGCTGATGAACGC